AGATTTCAATACTTCTTCTGTCAATTCTTCATGATCCGAAAACAATTTTAACATCAAAGTTAGTTCCATCTCTCTAAACATTTGGCCTTTTCTACCGTCCATTCGGCTAGCATCAGTGTTATAAGCAGTGTCACAATTGTTAGCCTTTCTGGCGATATCATTAGCTATGTCCTTAGGCGTCATTCCACAACTATAAAAAGAGAATTTCTTCATCCATCTTTGTGTTGCGTACATTAGCATAGATAGATAAAGCTTAGGGTGAGCCTTGAAGGTAGAAATAATTCTAGGGTCTTTAGGTTCAGCATACGCCTCTTTCTTAACAAACATGTTGATAAAATTCTTTTTGAAAGGTTGTAATTGCATGTTCGCCTGTTGCAAAATAATTCTTTGAGTCCGTCTGTCTTGATGTTCCCAGACTGTATCAAAGTCCTCAGGATGTAGCTTAATCGGATTGTTTAACAGCAATTGATCGACATACTCAATTGCTAATAAACGCTGGTGCCGAGAAGGTTTGCTTAGATTCTTTATATCTAGAAGTCTTCCATATATAGCTTTAGCATCACTGCTAATGTGATTGTATGGGGCATAGGCGCCGTCGATCAAAGGATGCATGAATGAAATCATTGAAGGTTTCAAGTCTGGAACATTCTCTTTGGAATAACAGACATAACTAAGTACAAAATTTTCAATTATATCACTTTTAGGGGGTCGATATTCTCTTTCTTTCATGTATTTTAACAAGATAGGCATGGCCTGATCCTGATTTTGATCATCAAGGTTTGTCCTTAATTGAGATACATTGAATCCTATTTTGGAACAGTCATCCCATGTAATGATTTGTTCCAAACGTTCAGAAGTTACATTGATGCTAGCATACGAGTTTATTCTACATATAGAGGTATAAGTTTCTTTTCCTCCTACATACTCAACGGCGGCCGTAGTCTCTTGGACTAAAGGTTGCAATCTCTTAAGTTCATTTATTCCTAATATGGTGCTTAGAAGCGGTGCGAACCTTCTAACTACTGTCGCGTTGGGTGTGAACATTACTAGAACGGTGTCATCGTCTAATCTTCTTTTATCTAGATTCCAATCAGTATATCTCAAATCTCCATTTGAATCGCGTCCCATAGTCTGTATCTTATCATTACAATAATTCCACAAACTATGAGAATATGTCTTTCCGCCCGAAATTTTGCAATGGAACTGTTTTCCATCAAAGGTCCATGCTCTATCATTTCCAGTCCCGCAAATGCTGCGAGGAGACCAGGTACTTATCAAAACAGGTGCTTTGAAATTAGCTCTATGAGTCAGAAACTTGTTCATATCTAAGTAATAATCCACGTCTACTAAAGTGAACATTGGTCTCTTAGGTATGTCGTCGCAATTGATTACCTTGTTGAGGTCGTCTGACGTATAAATTGATGTCTCATGTAAGCTATTCTCTTGGTTTGATCGTTGGTAGTCATATCGTGTGCAAAATGATATTCTAGCTATGTCATTGATGATATCTCTAGCTCTTCTCCGAGATCCAGCCGAATGCGGATGTGGATGGTTTCTCGGATTCGGCCTTTGAGACGGTAGAGTAGATTGAAAAGTTTTTCTCCAATGACTATTGTCTACCTTGTCTATTGCTATTTGTAAATTCCAGTAATAATGTATATATGTTTCAAATGATAATATCGAGAAAACTACGATCATAAACATACACATAAACGAAAAGTCGCATATAATAGTTAAAACTATATATATAAAAACTAAAATAATGGATAAACGTCTTAATAGACGTCTCTGTCCTTCAATCGTGGTTTGAAGTGCCTCCATCTATACAGATGGGAA